TCCTCGTCGTCGTCCTCATAGGGTAGGCGATCCACTCGGTCGGGGATCGATGGCATAAGCCAATCGGGATACGCGTCACGATCTGTAATGATCGCCAGACATACATCAACGGCAAAACCTGCGCGTCTTAAACTTTTATAGAATTCGTGCATGCAGATTGCGTATTGATCAAGCTGTGAATAAGTATCAAGATCGATGACTTTTTTCTTTGCCATGGTAAAAATTATCGCTCCAAGAGGATGTTATAAATCTCATCGACACGCGCATGTAGGCGCTTAATTTCTGACAGTAAATGAGTAATGACGAATCCTGATAGGCCGCCTATGACCGCGAGGCTGGCAAAATAAAGAGTAAAGAAATCTGTCTGTGTCATTTCTTCTCCACAGTATCTACGGCAGCTTCGATCGCATCGACCACAATATCAGCGACGGCTTTCTTGGCGCGATAGGACTTGATAGCGGTACGGATGACCGGGATCGCTACTAGGCCTAAAGTTGCATAGATAATTGCTTCCATTTATTTTCCACCTATCATCGGGATATTAAAGAATGAACCGTCTTCATCGCCCTCTGTAGTGAAGCTAAAATGTGCGTGGTGATTATGCTTATTGATCCCATCATAAGGACGCCAAGCCCAAGCCTTTTTAGATGATGCGATCTTGCCGTCGAAGATGATGTAACTGATTCTCGCATCGCCAGACTGTGCAGCGAGTCGAATCTGATCGACCAGATCAGGCATGAGATCGGGCTTCCCGTTCTTACCTGCAAGGTCGCGGTCAACATCGATGGCACGAACCCAGCCTTGCTCATCTGGATTATGATCAGACTTGCGTGCAGCGTGTCGAGTGTCGCCGATCCAGCCGTCCGAAGTTCGATCTCGACCGGGGAATGCATCATCTATCTGCTCTCTTAATTGGATAGCAGACTTTGAGAGTCTAGGCTTCATCCAAGTAGAAGCTTTGCCTGATATTCTTTAATTAAATCTTCAACATCTTTGCCAGACTCGATTGTTAAAGTCTCACCATCTTTGACAGTAGGCTCATAATGTTCATCATTAGGGCCAAATGCCACAAGCTCTCCTGCTGAATTTTTTACTATTTTGTAACTCATGGTGTGTACTCCGTGACTGTGATTGATGATGAACCGACTCCACCGAATAACTGACTTCCGCCTCTGCCGTTAAATGTAAAAGTGCCAGCATTGTCTAGGCCAATTCTAACCTTGAAGGTAATTGCTGAGGTAGTACCAGATGTCATAGTGTATTTCAACGTCTGTGCGTAGTTATTAGTTGGACCGCCCACGTTGTACTGCGTAATGGCCGCTAAAGCGTTAGCAGTCGAGTCTTGAAATAATGCCATAACCATTGAGCAATTTGCGCTAGACGCTCCAAATGCAACCACGTCAATTTGCAGTTTATTGCTTGCAGAAGTTGGAGTGTAAGAAAGAGACATGTATTGATCCCCTTCTGTATTCTGCGGAATAGTGTTATCTTGCGGAATTGTTGTTGTGCCCGTTGCAACTGTTCCAGTCTGTGTATTGACTACATTAATGACTTTAGAAGTTGATCCACCAATAGTCGCCCATGCTGAACCTGAGTAATACTGAGTTACATCTGTGTCTTTAAGATAGGAGATCATGCCTTCTTGAGGTGAGGCGATTGCAGAGGTACGAGCTGCGGCGCTGGCAAAGACCATGACCACCTGTGAAGCTAGATAGCCGTTAGCGTCTGCCGCCGTTAGGACATCTCCCGTCGCGAACTCTTTATATCCTAGACCTGCTGCCATTGATTTTCTCCTAGTATCCTAATATGGACGTGCCTATTATACCCGACGTGACAGATCCTATAATGAAACCTTCCACGATTGGCTCAAGTGTTGTCACTGTGCACTTCATGCTGTTAGGGGTTATATCCCACGCCAAGCCCTGCACTTGCAAGGTCTTAACGATTGTCGAGCCATCAGGCTGAACGTTAGTAATCTTGACATTGTCAAAATAATCAAGACCGATCATTGTGTCAGTTGGTACTGCTGTGTCCAAAAGATCGACAGTCATGGCATCGATGCGAATAGTTGTCTCAGCTCTAGTAGCAACGTAAATCTTGGCTATGTTTAAGACCTGAGCATCCGTCTCAGGGATCATGTCAGTAATTGTCGTGCCGTGAGGAAAATACTTAGCCGATGAAGCGGCGTTAGTGGCAGTCTGCGCCGTACCGCCTACGCGTGTCATCGAGGCCTGATTAACGATAAGTTTGTCATCAAAGGCGTACTTGAGGTCTGAGTATGGAATGCCTGTAGTTTGATTAAATTCGATAGGGGTAGCCTTTAATGAATTGACCACATCGCTGCGATCCTTAAATTCAGCTGTGCCATCTGGTTGGATGAAAAATGCACCTTGCTCAGCAAATTCTGCTGCCTTGAGAGCTGCAAGGGATGTTCTAGCCGTGCCGGGATCAGCTTGGACTGTGGTTGATCCAGTATCCGTAATTCTCATCGATGTTGGAAATGAGACTTGATCTAGAATCTTGGTGATGCGTGTGCCAGTGGTCTGTCCAGCCGTAGCACCCGTAATGCTTGAAACGTTAGCCATCTGAAAAAGGCGAAACGCATCGGAGCAGACAATATCGACGTATCCAATTTCCTGACCAGTTGGATAGTAATATTTGTAAGTATCGACATAACCTGAGAAAAGAAACTCGTCCGCAGTTGCGGTGGTCGCAGCTACGCGTATTTTGCGTAAAGGACTTAAATAGCCGTAATAAGGAGAAGACGTATTTTGAGGGTTAAAATAAGAATCAGGGTCTAAAACTCGGACGGTGCATGTGCCAGCTTCATAGGTGTCTCGCATGATATTACGGCCACGACTGATCTTAATTGATCGGGTGACGTCACTCAGATCGATAGTAGGTGTCGGTACAGTTGAATCACCAAATTTAGAAGTACCAATAATTCCATAACGGCTGTCGCCAACCACAAAACCTAAACCGAATGTAGCACCTTGGCTAAAGTCGAAGCTGACAGAAATGGTTGCAGGTAAGGCCATTAGATAGCGACCGCACCCTTAGAAGTTGTTCGGTTGATATAACTAAATGTCCCAGATAATGAATCATTCACCTGTTGTTTAGTAATAATTGCCGCTACATCTTCGCCAGCGACTTGCACGTTTACATTTACGTTAGTTGCAGCTGCATCGGCTGATGCTTGAGCTGCATCCGCTTTCCTTTGTGCTTCTGCTGCTGCGATAAAGGCATCGATTAATTCTTGTGTAGCATCAGTGGTTGGAACTATTGTCTGCGGTGCGGTAATTAATGTTTCAGGTGATACGCCTAAAGATACCGCTGTGTAGTTTAGAAGATCGGCAGGGATTTTCCAATCCTCGTAAGGGTTAGGCGCTTTAGGAGTAGTAAGCAACGCAAGGCGTAACTCATTATTGCGCTTAATTGCGGCTTCTAATTGATCAGATAACTGAGTCGCTAAAGTGGCGTTGCCTTCAAGGATAGCCTTTTGCAATAGCAAAGATAGCCGATCGGTCTCGCTAATCTTTCCTTTCAAGCCCGCCTCAATGCCGATAGCCTCTAGGTTAAGAGTCTTTGACGCCTTCTGCAAGGCTAAAGACTTCTTTTGTGTGTCAAGAATTTTTTTCTGCAAGGCTGCTAATTCTTTGGCACGCTTGGCTGCTGCTGCTTCTGCCGCTTTGCGAGCTGCATCGTTAGGATCGATGTAACCTGGACCAAGTGCAGATGAAGGGTATCCGCCCATTCCAGGAGTTGTACTTGGAGCAAATTTTCTGATTGCTTCTAAAGCTTGTCCGGGAATAGTGTTGCGCAAATATGCAGGGAATATCTCAGTGATGTATTTATTAACCCCAGGCAGTTTCTTAAATTCTGCAATCATTGTTGCAAGACCAGTTATTACCTCGCTGATGTAAGTTGCAAGTTCTAGCATTGAATCCGCTAGTGGCTGGACAGTGTTGCCTTCTCCTGCCAAGATCGAAAGGCTGTCAACTAAGCCTTTTCCAATTATCTCAGAAGCCTCTCCAGCGGCAGTTGACAGAATGCTTAACTTGCCTGCATAAGTCTCGAGATAGGCAGCATTAGCGCCGGTAAATTGCTTGGCCAGTTTTTCTTGGACATCTGCAAAACTCATTGTCTTTAGTTCTGCTTGAGACAATCCTAGAGAATACTTGCGAAGCCCACGAGTCTGGCCTACATATGCTGCGCTCAAATCTGAAACTACGGTCTCAAAATCGACTCCACTGCCGCGTGAGATGTCTAGGGCTTGAGTCAATAATTCTGTGGATTTAGCAACCGAGCCAGTAGTCTGCAATAGTTTTTGCATTGATGGGCGAAGTTGATCATCTGTAACTCCAGAAGCGCGAGATAACTGTGAAATAAACTGCTCAATGCGTGGAGTCTCAAATGCTAGGCCGAGATTCTTTACCGATTGAGCAAGTTGTGTCGCTGCTCGCTCATCGTCAATAAATGCCTTTGCAGCGTTCTTAGCAAACTTCAGAAGTTGCTGCGCTCCAAAAGTGGCGGCTAATGCGCCACCTAACTTTTTGACGCCTTTCTCTAAATTGCTAGTAGATTTGCCAGCTTGATCAAAGGCTTTCTTACCCTTGAACTCGGCGATAATGCCAATCCGTGCTTCAGCCATTAGATACCTTTCGCATTAAATTTAGCGGCGGCAATCTCAAGCGCTTTAATTACACTTGCTTTGGCTTTGCCTTGATCTTGATCATAAGCTTTGTACAAGGCGCGACCTGACATCTTGCCCTTGCCAGCCATCGAGCCCGGCAAGCGTGGAATGAAATTACCAGAATTACCTTTTATGCGGCCTGACCATTCATAAATCACAGCAGCGCCTCTTTTGCTATGAATAGACACAAGAGATGACCAGCCTTTACGATTGGGCTTGGTAGGTGTCAACTTATAACCTACGCCTCGCTTAGCGTCGCCAGCATCGTACATCGGAAACGTTGCAGTTTTAACTTCATGCTTTACAAATCCAGATGGCATGTCAGAGTTGGAAGGCAAGAAGCCTTTAGTCTTTGCAACTAAAGGCTTTAAAAATCCAATCATCTCATCGCGAGTTTCTTTATCAAGATCAGGGGAAAATTGCTTAAGAGCCTTGCGGAGCTGGTTAGCGCCTTTTAGCTCTGTAGGCATTCTGTTGCTCCTTCGCTCTGTCTTTCAATGCTTTCAGTAACATCTGGAGCATTGATGAATCTAAATCAATTAAGAATTGTGGAGCGATAGCCGTCTCAATGCTCAAGCGAGCTATGAGATAGTGGATGCTATCGCTGCCTAGGCCAAAGGGTCAGACTCTGCAACCTCTACACTCTTTAGAGTTTCGAGAAAATCTGGTCCAAATGGCTTGACTGTGACTCCACTTAGTCGAAGGCCTTCCCATGCAAGCCAATAGACATCTGACTGCTTTTCATCATCGCGAAACGCTTTGTGAAATCCCTTTTTAGCATATAGCTCGAACGCGTACTCCAATCGAGGTGTAATCTCGATATTAGTAACGCTATCGTCTGCCATCGTGACTATTAACTTTGCCATGCTTTTGCCCCTTTGTTTAGTTTCTTAGAATGTGCCTGTAGTGGCTACTGAGATACTACCAGAGACGTTGAATGTAAGGCTCTGAGTTTGTAGGTCTCCCACAGCACCATTTACGTCGGTGGTTGAATTGATTAAAACTAATCCAGTGTAAATTGGGTTTCCGGCGCCTACTGGATAAGTCGTGGTGTCTGTTGATCCAATAATCTTAAAGTAAGCATTTGTTCCCCAAAGTGTCTGAAGTGTCTGCAATACTCCAGAAGATCCTTGATCGTTTAGAAAATCAACGGTAATTGTTGATGCTTCCAAACCCTTAACCATCTTGTGACCTGTGTCCCCGAGTGCGGTGACTTCCAGCTCGTCGAAGCTGCGCGTAATCGAGATGTTTGTAACCCATTGTGAGAGGTCGATATTAGCAGGGCTTGAAGAACCCAACTTTAGACCTGCCTTGTTGTTGAGTAGAATTGCCATGCTTAGTCCTCATCTTTCTTTGTTGTTACTGGCTTTGGTGTTGATGGAGCAATCTGACCAATCTTGATCAAGAATGCTTCGTTCTCTTTGTCGTGGTCAATCATTTTAACTCCAACTTGTAAGTACGGATATATTAATGTTGCAGGTTAGTAAATCACCTGAGACGGCACTGAGAACGGCTGGAGCCGATACCTCTGTGACGTTATAGGTGTAGGTCGATGCAGCGAGCAGGTTGAAAACCCGGACGATGTTATCTTCCATCCCGTTAAGGTTGCCTTCATTATCGAGCAAGGGAACCATGACGGAAATTACGAAATTGGCCATTGGCGCGATTGTATTTCGCCAGCCATTAGATGGTGTGATGTAAGGATCTGCTGGTGCGACTATAACGCTGTTAGCGATCGGCGTTGCAGGCGGAAAAGAGAAAACTGAATACTTTGTATTGTCAGTAAGAGCTGAGGCGATGCCTGCGCGAAGTGTTGAAATAGCGGCCATTAGCCCACCATAGAACGCGGATCAAGATACGGTGCAAGAAGGCCACGAACACGAGCAAGCAAGGTATTTCCCATGCGATATGGCGAAGGTGCATAACCATCGATGGTGACTCCACCGCTTGACGGCGCTTGTCGAGATTGCCAAATGTCGATCGAAATCATAAGCGCAGCTTCTTGGATTGCCGGAATCGTCGAATACGTATTCTGAGTAACGCCTGTAACGACACCGTAAGGCACGACTGGATGATATTCACTAGCTGTTGGGCTTCCAGTTACTGCGTAAGTTATTGTGTATTCGCCAACGCCAGTAATGGTTTTGGTGCCGTTAAAAGGCGAGCCATTCTTAGTAATAACTACTGATTGGCCAACGTAATAAGTGTTCGTAACTACTTCGTCAAAATATAAGGTTGCTTCTGTGGTTGTGTTGCTATGACCAACGTTAAAATTATCGTTTGTCCATAGAAAAGGGATCAACACATTGTCTGCTGCATCGCAAACTTCTTGAAGGGTTGCGTCATTGTAAAGTGAGCCAACTCCAAGTGCGCTCCGAAGAGTCGCTACGGATGTTATCGACATTTGATCTCCTTTCTAAAGACTCGAGGGGCAGAAGGGCACTGCCCCTCGAGCGACTTAGGGTGTTACTTAAGCTGCTGGAGCGTTGTAACGGCGAACGCCCTTACCAGACTTACCAACATAAATTGCAAGGTAGCCGTAAAGTGCGATCTGGATCTGACCTGTGCCAAGAAGGTTGACACGAAGTTCAGTCGATGGAGATTCCCATGTGTAAACAGATCCCGGAGCAACCAAGAACATTGAGTCATCTGCAACACCTGAAGTAGTGATGTTGTGATCAACGATCAAGTTAGCGCCAAGAACGTTTCCAACTGTTGAACCTTGTGATACTGAGCCAGCCGCGTTTTGTGGCTGTGCCGCTGCGTATAGAGGACGCTTGTTATCATCGGCATAACCCATGATTGCAGCCCACTGATCAGTAGAAGCAATAAGCTGATTAGCGTAATCTCCGCCAGTTCCCTTATATGCTGCCGCTGATTCTGTTGCGATGAATGACTGGAGACCTGCCGCTGTTGAAGCTGTCTGTGTTGCAACTGTTCCAGATGTTCCGAGAGCTGAAATAAGTGCTGTATCTGTCGCCTTCTCGTACGCCTTGCGAAGTTCCGCCATTAGGAGTTCCATAAATGCAGGAGATGAGCGATCGATGAGCTCAAATGAGACCTCGTTAAGACCTGAATACTTCTGAACGTTTACTGTGTCGTAAACAGAAGTCATGCCTGTCTCAGATGTTGCTGATCCTTCGTTAACGGCTGCAACTGTTGGTGCAACGTTAGCTGAAGATGCGTTTGTGTAGAGACGTGGAATGGTAAATGACATTCCTGAAATTCCTGCAAGTGATCCACGAGTCACAGCGTTAAATGCTGGGCGACCTGAGAATGTATCTGTCAAGAATGTGTTTAGGTGTGGAGGTAGTGTGAGACCTGTGTTTGTTGATGTTGAATCATCAGCTGCGCGAAGGGTACGACGAGCTTCGTCATCTCCCATTGCTGCCTTGATGCTTGCATCGAGGTACTGTGATGATGTAAGTGGAGCAATACGCTCTCTTACTGTTAATGCCGCTGCAACTGTTGGGCGAGCCGCTTCTACTGCCGCTGCTTCAACTGCTGGAGCTTCTACCTGTGTGGTATCTTCCACGACTGGCTCGCTTTCTGTTGGTTGGATTTCTTCAGCGTCGGTCTTTTCCTCGGCTGCGATCTCTAATACTTGAGCAGACTTAAATGCTGGCTCGGTTACTAGAGAAACTTCTTTTAGTTTTGCAGATGACACTACGATGTGGCCATCGCGTGAAGGCTTTGATGCGATTACCTCTGCGCCTACAGAAAGTCCGGATACAAGACCTTCTTGTGCTTGAATTAGTGCATCGTTGCCGCCTGTAGAGCGTGAGAGCTTGAATGTGGCATAAATGCCGTCTGCGCGTGTCTCAGCTGAGATCATGCGACCGACAGGCTTCTTAATGTCATGCTGCGATAGCAATTTGATCTTAGAGACATCCTCGATGTTGATTGCGCCAGCTTCGAATACGACGCCGCCCATGTTGGTGTTACCGATCTCGCCTGTTCCCATTGGCACGATTTTGCCTGAGATTTCGCGGCGATCTTCGTTGCATTCGATAGACGATGCTTCGATGATTAGAGTCTCCATTAGAGCCCCTCGCTTCCGTTTGGTGTTAGGTCTGTCATTGCCATTGCTTGCTCTGTGGTGATAAGGCCAAGGCTAAGTAACTTCTCTAGTACCTGAATCTCGACTAGAGGATCTTGCTTCAAGAATGTCTCGCCTACACAGAATTTGACTTCATGGCCAGAGGTCGAAATGTCATCCATAGATAGGCGAGATTGAATTGCCTGAATGTAAGGCTCAATAGAGAGTGCGTAAAATTGCTTGCGCTCATCTTGCACGTTAGCGTAAGTCATTGTCGTATTCTGATCGGCTGATAGATAATATGCTGGCACGTTCATAGTGCGAGCAATTTGAGTGCTGAGATTCTGAATGGCCTCGTTATACATCATGTCTTTTGGTGTAAATGAGACTGGATTGTAATCAAGGGTTGAAGTCAGGTAAGCCGTAGAATTACTTTGACGGGCGCGCTTCCATGCCGAGATTAAACCTTGAACCTCGGCCGGTGGCAGATCAGCGCCAGAATTTTTAAGAAATCCTGTTGGTTGCGGATTGGCTGAGTTAGTCGCAGCTGCGCGCTCTACATCGATGGCTGCCTGAATTGTGCGGCTGCCGCGATCGAGGACTCCTTCATCAAATCCCTGAATGGTAACGATGTCGTTCATGTCGATTGGCTTCATGTCGACGTAATACTGAGTGACCATGATCCCTTCAAGATCGGTAGTGAATGTAACGCGAGAATTAGCGACCCACTCAAAAGATGCTGGACGTCCATCTTCTGAGTAGCGTTCCGTAATCAAAAGATAAGCGACCCCGTAGAAGAGGAGACTATCGACGCACCAAGTCAGGGTTACGAAACTTGGCTGATTCTTTGAGAGCTGTTTAATCCAACGAGGTGGAGCAATAACTTCACCAGTTGACGTTTTGTAATACTCAAGTGGGATCGATGCAACCGTGCCGCAGATAAGGTTACGGGCTCTGGCCACGCTAGGCACTGACATTGCGTCATGACGCGAGACACGGGCGAAGATTGCATTGTAAAGAGAGGGCATATTCTCGCCCATGACCTGTGGCGCGTATTGCGCTTCAATAACTTGCGGCTTACGCGAGAAGATACCCATAGAGGGCAATTATACACTACTCGGTGTAAATTGCTGCGATCTGTTGAGGTTTCATCAACATGCTTACGACCATGGCTAAACCAATCGGCGCTGAAATATCGCCAGCGCTTTTACGTTTAACAATTCGCCATGATGAATCATTGACTTTAGCCGCGCAGTTATTCATCTGTTGGATCAATTCGGCTTGGCCATTGTGGACTACTCGATGATTGACAAGGCCATCCAGCAAATCAGAACAGGCTTGGTAAAACTGTTGACCAGATACGTCTTTAGTTATCTGACCTGCATTGGCCAATCTTTCCGCGATCGATTGAGTTGCGTATTTATCAAAACAAATCATCTTTGGACGATACTGATCAGCCCATCCTTTGATCTCAACTGCGATCTTGAGATCATCTACCGAGACTTGGCTTTCCCACGTCTGTAGGATTCCCACTCCAATTCGCCCGTCACCCATAATCTGACCAGCAACGAGGCTCGCGTTGCGGCGAGATGGAGATACGTCAAAACCAAAAACTGTATAACCACCAGGCGGAATCTGGAGTGTGGCGTCGGATGTTTCCTCAAGTACCCCATGAGGCCACGGACTCTGGAGAGAATCAATCCATTGACATAAAAGCTCAGTTCGAGTGTCCTCAATTTTATTCGTTGCCACAGCTTCTTCAAGTGTTTCCTCTGTAATGGTATAGCCGAGGGCTGGATTGGCCAGCGCCCAAGCGTTGCGGTCTGTGATCTTGCAGTATTGCGGTGCTGAGTATTCGTAAAGTGCAAAAGACTTAGGTGGGTTTGATAGAGCTCTTTCTCTCAACGTGTTAAGCGTTTCAGAGAAGGCGTCACCGGCATTCGACGTCAAAAAGGTCTGGGAATTGGCACGGGCTCGAGTCGTAGGTATTGCAGCTGTGTAGCCCTCTTTACTGATCTCTCGCACTTCATCGATCCATAGAAAATCTGCCGTGCGACCACGAGATGAATCTCGGGTATCTGAAACTAGATCGAGAGTCGCGCCATTGAGTAGTTCAATGCGCTCTCCGCCGTTAGCGTAACGAATAGCCTTAGTGCCAGCCTTAAGATGAGGTGCATTCTCAATGATCCAAGCGATCTCACGAAAGGTCATGAGAGCTGTGGCTCGGTTAGATGACATGATCAAATGCTTCATCTCGCCGCCATAAAACAAGCCCCAGATGACTCGCATTCGACCTAAATGAGACTTACCATTCTGTCGTGCTACCAAAAGTAGAGATGTCTTGCGAATGTAATTTCCCTTAGCGTCAATCCGCATCATGTCATCAAGAACCCACTTTTGCCACGGCAATAATGGCATTCCAAGATCATCTGCAAGCTTGGCGATCTCATCTGCCCGTGTTTTGCCCTTGAGGAGTGGGCTGTGAAGCCTTGGTTTAATTGCCCCTCGCAGCGGCTGTTTACGAGCTGCCATTACTCAGGACTGTCTGTGACTGGTCGTGCTGTAAAGGGACTGTCTGGCATTGACTTGGACTGCATCGGGGATATTAAGGCAGAAAAGACAGGGGGGGTGGCCGTCCGTGCTAAAAAAACGCCCTCTGAGCGTGATCCCTTGCTGCTATTGCACCTAGTGCAACATGACACAAGATTATCGTAAGCGATCGGATCGCCTCCAGCTTTGATCGGAATGACATGATCGACTGTAGTTGCAGGCATCTGGCAATAGAAGCAAGTCCACTGATCTCGCTGCAACACCTCAAGGCGTCTGGCTTTGTAAGCCCTTGTGCCTCGAGGGTCGCCTCTCTTTGTACTCATTGCCATCCCTTAGTCTTTAGATGATGTAACGCCTTGCAATAGTCAGGCTCATCCTTAAGTGTTACACCATAGCGGTTAGCAACATAATGCCAATACCACCACCATTGTCTAATTGTGTTGGCTTTTTCTAAGCTCTTCGATCGACCTTGATATAGCCCATAATGAGAGCCATTCTTAGCCTTAGGATTCCATCTAGATTCTCTATACACAATCTCGTTATGACAAGCTTCTTGCTTCTCTGTTAATTGATAATCTGCTAAGTCTTTGACATAACGAATTGCTTGGTTAGACGCCTGTGCATCTAGCGGCATTACGATAGATAGAGCTATCCCAATAGCGAGTGCTACCCCGCAGGCTTGCCGTGAACGGCCTGCGGTGAGCCCTTGATGGGCTCTAGCCCTGAGAGTACCAGACGTGTCAAGGAGGCTAACAAAAGTCCTGTTCAGAGGCGTGTCGGTCATCGATTGTCCGTAGAATAGAATCCTGAACCCTTAAATGAGACACCTACATTTGAGTAAACTTTACTCATAGAGCTATGACAGAACGGGCATTCCAAATCATGCGGCTCATGGATCGACATCCACTTCTCAATCCTTGCATTGGATTCGCAGTGTTCGTTATCGCACTCGAACTCATAGGTTGGCACTAGCGCACCTTGCCAATTCCAGAATTGCTTAGAGCTTCAACTGCAACGTCTCCAATAGCCCACAGTGCAATTCTCCATCGATGGGCGCACATGACGTTATCTTGGCCGCCGATAAACTTCATGTTAGGTGGCATGTATGTCAATACAGCGCCAGATTCCCATAATTTATTGACCCATCTACCTTGTGAGGCTAAAGGAACCATGCAGAAGCCATTGCCATGAGCTATCCATTTATCAACCCAGGGTGTAACTCCACTGAAAGGTGGATTCATCCAGACTAAGCCTTGCCATGGTTTATTTAAGCCGTCATCCTCAATCGTGTAACGTCTTATTGTTGGGACGACCACATAAGGGCTGTTACTTGAAGCAACATCTAAGTCAAAGCTAAGACCTAGTGCGTCAAATACCCAACTGGGCGTGTAATGCTCGTCATTCGCCATTGTCGACCTCACACGTTCTGCATGTCTCGGTGAACGCCCATGCGCCACACATACTGCATCTCATAGGCTCTAGTTTATCAACATCATTGGCATAATCCCCGTAACCTGCCAATAGCAATAGATTGACCAGATCACCAAGTCTCATGAATGCTAGGTAGTCCTCAGGACTCTTCTCCCCTTGACCATTCAATCGACTTACTACGAGTGGCAAGTCACCAGATTTACTTGCTCTCTTTGTGACCTGATCAATCCATGCCTTAGGCTGGAACGCCGATCTAGCTTTAACCTCCATGTCGAACGGGACATGTGTTATATCTTTTCCAGCCCCTCTACCGATATCAGCATGTGGCCACCAAGTCGAAAGGTACTTGGCTACGACTCTCTCGGTAGAGAATCCCCGGTATTTACGGCTTTGTGAGGCCATTGACCGCGTGGCACTTAGAACATGACCAGCTCTTATTAGCCAAATTGACCTTTATATCTTTGAAGGGAATTGAATCATTACATAAGCAGCATCGAGTAGTGAATGTAAATTCTTCTAAGATAGCAATGATTTCTTTAGATCGATGTATCTCAGCTTCCGTTGGGAATGACTCCCATTCGCCATCTTGATTCATAAACTGTAAACGTCCCATTATGCCCTCGCCTTCTGTCGTTGCCATGATCCATCTTTAGCAATTTCGTACCAGATTACATCTTCGCCTTTAGCGCATCTAGTCAGTTCACCATTAACTGCGCCTTTACACTTAAAATGTCCCCAGACTTTACCAGCACCCGATTGTCCGGTACGCCAGATCATGTCCCCATGCGAACATCTCGGAATGTCCTTCTCTGTCTGGCCGCCAATGATTTCTTTCACCATCGACACAGCTTCCCCCATTGTGGGCGGCATAGTCGTTTCTTTGATAGTCCATGGATCGTCCTCCTTTACTACTGGGATGTATTCGCTAGATGTTTCAGCCATCTTAGCTTTAGTTTCACCTATAAGTGCCACAGTCTTTGCCGCCTGACTAACTTTCGCCATTTCTTCTCGTGACGCACGTTTTCCCTTCGTTGCATATCCGGCGTTAGCAAGCGCTCTACCAATAGCACTAGTTTCACAATTTTCCAACGCACTTGTCGCATTAACGCCGCGCCCTTGGATGGTCTCTTCTGCCAACCCAGTAGTCCAAGGCTTGTTATCCGCCTCTGTACGAAATATAGAAGCCTCAACAATAAAACGACCGGGACTTTGATCAAGCAACTTTGTGTGTATTTGTCCATCTGGATGATCCTTCCAAAATTTAATTAGGCGTTCTTCGACTGTTTCATAATCTTCAAGATTAAACATATTGCTCGTCCTTTTCTGTAATCAATTCGCAAGCTAGTGCAAGGTAAGCACACGCGTCGATATAGGAGTCAATGTGATCTGCTGTTTCTTGCAATCTGGCAAGTTTAACTTCGACCATTGCCAGACATGCTTGATGGTCTGAGATTGGTACTTCGAGCATTTGTTGGAGTCGTAATGCGATTCGAGTCTGATTGATACGAGGATGACCATATATTCGTCCTCGGTCTCCAATAATGTCAGTAGCTGATAATAGGACTTCACTTGCTTTCACACTCGCACCCTTTCTTTGGTCTCGTAGTAATCTCGGACTGCCTTACGGCCTTTCAGATAACCTACGCGAATGCCGACTATACGGCCTAGATGAAAATATAGTGCGGATAAGACAATGATGG